AACGGACCTTCTTTGTCTGGGTCTGGTATGTAAATTATTGGATTAACTAACCTTACCTTGCTTTCGTCTGCCGTTAAGCTATTATTTATTATTGCCATGCCAATTCCTGTGTATGCTTAATTAAGGTTATTTTATCATGTTATCAGTCGGTTTAGTTATATTGTCTTTTTTCGTAAAAACAGAACAACAACATGTATTTATTCTTGCTGTTGCTCTTGCAGTTTATTTGACGTAGATCCGACAACCGCACCAGCCGCCAAGTTTATAGCTCTTTTTCCCTTCGCCATATCAACAGCATCTTGAAATGTTTTATTTGCTATCATTTCAAGTTCGCCTAAATTTATTTGTGGATCACTAAGTAAATCAGCCAAATCTTGAACGCTTCTTTTTGCTTTAGGTACTGCTGTTAAATATGCCTTAGCTATTTTATTTGCATCTGTTCCTGCTCTTGTCATAGCATTAACAAATTTCGCCTTATTGGTTGTTAGTTTTGTTGCTATTGTCTTTGCTATCTTACCAACAACAGGTATAGCAATAGCACCAAGAGCACCACCAAATGTACTACCGGCAGCAACACCACCTAGCGATGTAAGCATATTAGTTGCTCTACCTTCGCTAAATCCAAATCTACCAATGAGTTTTGCAAAGTTAGTTTTGAAGTCACCCCTAACCACATCTCTCATTGCGTCAATCTCAGATTTAGAAAAGAATTTAGACCTTTTCTTGCTTCTGATTATTTTGTTTAACTCAAGCCGGATTCCGTTTTCAGCGCCACTAGCTGCATCACCACCCTGTTTGATGGCGTAAGTTATTTCATCTGCTCTTTTTGCTCTGCCCCATAGCTTTCCTGCCATTTTAACTTTTTTACCTGTTAAAGCGTCACCCTTTGATAAGTCTTTAGGTGATAATGCATCCAGGAAGCTATCTATCTCATCAATCATTATTTTACCTAGCATAGCCTCGCCAGCATCAGAATTACCGGCAACTTTTTGTGCTATTTCTTTTTGTACCATTAATTCAGTAATGGGTTGGTCAGAGTTTCTCATTTCCTTTAATGCATCCATAGCGCCAGAGGCTTGAGCAGTTACTCTCGGATCTAATCCTTTTTTACGTGTCTTTTCTTCTATTCGACCAACTAACGAATTAATTGAATTAGGCTTTATTCTTACGCCTGAATCGTCAATCTCTTTATATATAGCTCGAGATGCGTTTCTAATAACGTCAACTTCTGGTGCTGATTCTAATATTGATCGTTCTATTAATTTTTTAGACGGGGCTTTTGGTGCTCCGGTAATTCTTTTTGCTCCTTTTAATCCTATCAACTCCAATGCGGCTGTTGGCAAGCTATGCGCTAATGCAGCCAATGCTGGACTTCCAGTAATATCTAATACATTTTCACCTAAGAATTTTTCAGCAGATGACAAAACCTCACCAACTGGCGCTAATACTTCACCTATTGATTCAAGTTGACCTTGCGATGCTTCACCGCCCTGATATGTCAAAGTATCTCTGGTTGCCTCTACTGCTTTTGCTCCTGCGCCTTCTTCCGCAAAAGGATTTAATGATTGTGCAATACCAGCAATACCAGAAATAGGATCAGCAACAATGCCGGTAGCAAAGGTGGCGGCAGTTTCTAAGCCACCTATAATATCTTCTCCTATTGTTGTTTCTTGCTGTTGCGATTGCTGATCGCGTATCATTGCTGCAATTCTATTTGCTGAATTTGTATCCCCAGCTTTATGAGCGTTTCTCAATGCGACCATTAAATCAGCCATTATTGGCCACCATACATTTTAAGCATTTCTTCATTTGATAACTCTGGAACATCAGGGTTATTAGCGCTTGTTGTAGTCGATTGATCTCCACTTAAAGCTAGTCTAATTTCGTTAGCGGCAAATTTTTCACCTAAACTATCAGCGGCCCTCAACCCTCTTTCAGCAGATCGTTTGATCATCTTAGATAAGTTAGCAAGTATGCGCTTGTTACCAGCGACAGATTTGCCTAGTCCAGCTTCCATTCTTTTTAGTTCTAACATTTCATTAACTGTAAATGCAGCGCCAAAAGTAGGCTTTAATTGTTTTAATACGCTCTTGCCTAACTCATAAGATAATTCAGCCTCATCAGCAGACTCTATACCAAACATTTGCTTGGCTCTAATTATTGCGTTATCAATTCCGCCGGTCTTTATTGCGTCCATTAATTCGATAGATCGGTTAACAGTAACAAGGTTATCAGCAGATGAAACTCCGCTATCAATATAGCCCTGTCTGCGCTGCTCACTAGTTTTCTTTCTTGCTGTGCTAATGGATGAATCTTCTTTGATGTCAGACTTTGCTTTTTCATATTCAAGCTTCTGATCGAGCGTTGGCTTTTCTCCTCGCTTAACCAATAAATGCGTCGCCTGAACTTCTGGTGATTGCTTGTTATACCATTCTGTTTCTTGAACTGCTGATGGCTTGTCTGATAAGCCGGCATCAATACCACTGGCTTTTCTCCACGATTCATACATCTTAGGAGCAATAACAGCCATATCTTTTTCAGCCGCCGCCATGATAGCCTCGTCAGTACCTATATCTAGAGTTTTTTGTAATCCTGAACTATCACCACCAGAAGCATTAACCTCTGCTATTCTAGCCTCTAAACCCTCTCTAGGGGATACGTTGCCAGATAGAATGTTTTGAGCGTATTTAACACGAGTGCCTATTGCTGTTTGATCTTTAAAGTTGGCAGCCTCGATAAAGTCTTTCATCACGCTTGGGTTTTTAATTCCAAAGGCTGAAATCTCATCTGGTGTACCTTCTGATAAAAGCCTCGCACCTTCTTGTCGGTTTATTTGATCTTGCTGTTGGGCTTGTTGCTCTGCTTGATCTTGCTGTAACTGTCTTTGCATTACTTGCTCATTCTGGCGTAAGCCTTGAAGCCTTCCAGCAGTTTGTAATGTACGCTGCCCTATTGATACAGGTCCGGCAGCGTTTAATTGATTTAAAGTAGCCATTATTTACCCTTGTTAAAATAGTCAAAACCCATAGCGCCAAAGTCACTAGCAACATTGCCCCATATATTAGCTTGATTTATTGAGTTATTAGCACCTGCTCTTGCCGCTTGTTGTTGTAATGCTGATATGTTGCCGCCTAGTTGCATAGCCTGTCCTGCTCCTTGTGAGGATGCACCCATACCCATGTTAGCTAAACCAGTATATCTTTGATTTTGACCTGATAAGAATTGTTGACCGAGTTGAGGTGCAATACTTGCCATAGCCGCTTGATTGCCGCCACCTCTTAATCCTCCTGTTGCCGCTGCGTTTCTAAGTTGCTGTTCTTCAACTTGACCGGACATAGCCGCATACTCTGGGCCTTGGTAATATTGATCTAATAACTCGGCACGACCAGCAGGGTCGGCTAATTGCTGCAAACCACCTAAAGCACCATAACCGGCTTCACGATAAGGCTGCTGCAACTCAAGAGACCTATTAAACATCTTCTCTTGTGATTGAATTCCTGCCAATGTTCCGGCTTGCTGTTGTCTTGATGCGTCTTTTGATGCGCTACTACCCATAGCACCAGCCAACAAAGTTCCAGCGCCAACCGCTACAAATCCCCAAGTCATTATTTAATCCCCTTAATATCATCTAAAAGACCATCAACAAGTAATTGATCGTAACTCTCAACAATCACATCTTTTTCAATCTCGTCTAAATTCGTTTTATTTGTTACGTGCAAAGTTTGCCAAATACAATCTTCATGTATGATAACAACCTTTTGAACGCCAGCCTTTGAAATAAAAGTATGTGGCGCTTCAATGCATTCTTCACCCTCTGCCGTTATAACCGTGACCTTTCCAGAAAGTAAAACGTTAAAGTGCTCAGTTGCATGAATCTTACCTATGATTCTAGTGCCTTTTGGCATAAATATCTCTCTAAGGTATATTCCATCGCTAAATCTGTGCGTTACCGGGCAATCAGCTTCTTCTAATCTGCCATCCTTTATCATTTCAACCATTTTATTAGCTGTAGATTGTATTACATTCCGGTTATGAGTAATTGAATCATTACGACTGATAGGCTTTGAATCGTAATCAATAATCGAATCGCTTTTAAGTATATAATCATTCATTAGTTAACTATCACCCATCCGGTATCTGAGCCTATTGTATCATTAAAGTATAGGTCAACACTAACAGGGCTGTTTGTAGTATCAAAGTAGGTTAACGTGTCGTTTGATGTGACATTACCCTCTGGTGTTTGTGCTCCAAATAAAGGCTTTAGGCTTTCAAATGCTTCTAATAATCCTGTTATAGATTTTTGTGCTGATAGTAAATCATCTTTTAATGCTGAGTAATCCTGAATAAACCTTTGTTGAGCACTAGGTAATGATGCGGCTATATCGCTATAACTTCTTAATGTTTGTCGGCTCATGAGTAAGTCACCTTAAGTCCACTAAATGCCATTTTATCAACTGACACAAATCTAAATTTAAAATTAAAGTCCTCACGTATATAGCCTAATCCTCTAGCTATGTATCGTTTATTGTAGTCACCCTCTGAGCTTATCAAGTCCCAATACTCTAAACCGTAGGTAATGCCATCATAAGACATGCTAAACGCTGCTTTAAAATCACTAGTTGAGAATCCTGCTATTGTTTTAATCTCAAATTGATCAATAGACATTGTTTCTAAGTCTGCAAGTATAGGAGTATAAAAAATACATTCAACTTGTTCGCCGTATTGTGCTGCACTCTTTTGATCTAAATAAGCTAATTTGTTTTCTAGGATATCGCCATAAATCCATTTAGCATTGCGGGGGTCTAATACGCCAAATTTACCACGCCATACATCATCGGTATCAACGCCAGATTTTACATAGGTCCATGCTGATTGTGGTCCGAACTTTGTACCAACAGTGTGATTATAAATCAATGTTTCATCAGGTAAGTGAATGATTAGGAATTTATCTCTATCTACTACGCGAGATTCTAAAACGACTGATGATAATTGAGCCTCTGAATACTTGCCGATTATCTTATCAATCTCTCTAGTGGCGATAGTAGTTTCATTAGTTCCGTTTAGTATATGAACGCTAACACTTTCTTCTTGTCTGCCGCCTAATAAGAAGAACACGCCATCAATTAATGTTTTACAGTGAGTGCCAATGATTCCTATTTTGTTAGCAGCTTGAGGGATTGAAACTAATACACTCGTTCCAGATGGTACACCAGCATCAAAATAAAACACCTCAGTTGAAAAACGGTTAAATGCATAAATTTGATTGTGCTCATCTTGTGCGACCGCCAAAATTTTGTCACTTGAGAATTCACTAGATGAATACTTAAGAGGGGAAATTGAAAACTCGTTATTAATGTCAGTATGGAATAAAAACTCACCATCAGTCATAACATAGATACCACGAAACCAAGTTATATCAATAGGGAAACCTAAATCTGGATCTGTTACTTGGATTAATGTCGCGTTATCCCATAAGTATAAACGACCGTCAGTGAGTATTGCTTGCGTGTAAAATGAATTAGATAGCGATACTATGCCATCGCCAGGTGTTAAGCCTATCGTGGTTACTGTGCCATCTGCTGCGATTGATTCGAAGTGATCACCAGACACGCGATAATGTTTATTAAATCTTTCGTTAAAAGTTCCACCTCTAGCTTTGCC